AATAGAAATTATTCAGAATCAGGTTCTTCATCCTCCACCACCTCCGCCAAATTCAATTTTAATTTTAGATTTTTTTGTAGAAAAAGCTTACGAATATTTTCTACCATATCTTCCTTGATATGTTCATTGATTGTATCGTAAATGTCATAGATAGACTCTTCTTCGAGGTCCATTTCAGTTTCTTCTAAATCTTCAACGGACGGACAATATTCTTCTATAGTATCCTCAGAAGTGTCCTTTGGAACCTCCTTTTCAACGGTAACTGTGTCCTGAGTGGGAATAAGGTCTACTTGTACCAACTCGATGTCAAACATAAAATGTTTTGTGTTAAATCGTATTCCTTTTACATGAAATGTTGGAAACACCTCTATATCTCCCAACTCGTCTAAGGAACTCTCTGTACCGACTACTTTTAACCTACTATCCATCTTACACATGATATCAAAACACTTCTGTTTAATGTTGCTTTTTAGAGGATTAATAAAGGAGCATTCGAATTCATGGTGGGTCATGGGTTCTTCAAACCAGTCCATCGACTGTATGTGAAATTGTGAAATAATTCCTTTGTAGAATTCTTCAAACCATTCCAGATAGTCTTTTTGAGTAAGTGAGACATAGACATAACTAGACAAAGGGTCTGCTTTTTTCCTATAAATACAAGAATGAGTCGTTCGAATAAGAAAAGGTTCTTCGTTATACTCTATTTTACAAAAAAAATGGTCATCTTCCATTTCAACTGCTTTTCCAATCGTAAGGTGTTCCGCCCCATAATGGTCTAATACATTCATTATAATAAAGGATGAATTATTATAATGAATACAGACGCATAAATCTAATAAAGTATATATAGAAATATATATGCTTCCCATGGGTCTATGCTTAGGTGTTTACAAAAAAAAGTCAAAATCTCCTTTTGTTTTTCGGTCGTTTGATTTTAAAGAAGAACAAAAAATATGGCATAAGGTGATGGGAATGGAAAAGGTGTTGTCACAGTCCAAGCGAAAGAAGCAGCGAAAGGTATCTACAAAAAAACTCAAACTATAAAATACTTATCCAATTGCGCTCCATTTATCCTTATTGAAAGGTGTCACCAAGAAGTCCTTTTGTTTTTCTTCTCTTAATTTCTTCAGCATATCATCCGGTACGGAACCAGACAATTTGTATTTAGAAAGGTATTCCCTGTCCTTTTCTGTCGCATAGGGCTTCTTTCCATAACAGTTTACGCCAAATTTTGCGTATTTGTTTTTGACATAACCACCGTTTATTCCCAGTCGTCCGCAGTCATGTTCATGACCAGGAAATTGTTTCAACTGGTTTAAATATTCTTTTTGAGTTGGGAACAATACCATTTGGTCATCGCTCCACCCATAACTACACCAATTAGCACCATTAGAATAAGCATTTTCAATTTCATCATATGTAGCAAGCCTAGACTCTAATAGACCACATGCTTCTTTGGCTTCACTATAATTAAAGATGTTCTTTCTAAGGTGAAAGACTTCATCTTTTCGTTTCTCTCCTGTTGCTCGTTTTGGATAATCTCTGTAATCATCATTCGTTCTTCCTCCGTTGCTTCCTCCATCGCTTCTTCCTCCGTTGCTTCCGCCTCCGTTGCTTCCGCCTCCGTTGCTTCTTCCTCCGTTGCTTCCGCCTCCGTTGCTTCCGCCATCGCTTCTTCTTCCGTCATTAGCTCTGCCTCCGTCATTACTTCTGCCACCATTTCCTTTGTCTCCATCTTCTTCCATGTAATCTTTTCCCTTGTGTACATTCACATCAATTTGTGGTATCTTTTCGCTAAACAGGTTTTTGAACATTTGGTCAAAGGAGAAATCTTTGTCGTTGTAATATCGAACATTCAACGCGATAATCGCAATCAAAACTGCCCATAGAACAATCTCAATGACAAAAATGTAGGGTTTGCGTTCTGGATTAGCGGTCGAAGCATTATTCAAAAGACTGAAAATCACGACGTAAATCAAAATAACAACAAACAACAATAAAATCATTTTCACCCGATATACATTAAAAAATCCTATAATATCACGATTGTTCTCATCATACGAAGCAATATCTTCTTCTTCCTTCATAAACTATTTCATTATTTTAATTTATAGATAGAAATGGAAAACAAATATAAACATCCATCGTTTTCTAACCTAATGAATGAAGATTTGCTTTCGAGAAGCTCCGATAACATAGCGACCTTGTTACAGATTGTTCTTTTACATGAACAAAACTTAGCCAGGGTCTCTAGACGTAATACCCAAGAAAACAATCCTCTTGGAGACCTTATCAATATTGTGTTTACGAGTGAAAACCTGAGGCGTAATTCACGTGCCGCACGTAATACACCCAATACACCGACAACCGAACCCGTTTATAGTGAACATCAATATTCTGATATCATTACACCCATTTATACAGAATGTCCGATTACCCAAGAAGCCTTTCAGGATATGGACCGAGTAGTAATGGTAAGGTCTTGTCGACATTTGTTCAAGAGAAATCCTTTTCATGAATGGATAGCGATCAGTCAAACCTGTCCGTATTGTAGAAGTCCTCTCTAACGCTATTCGACCTTGTCTGTAAAGTTATGTATTAGGTTTTCCTTATTTTGATTGGTAATATCACCACAAAAGAGTACGTTCTCGTAAAGGGTTCTTAACAAAGGATTTGGAGCGGCACTACCTGATTTAATTAGATTATGAATTTTCAAATAATTACGGACTGTTTGAATACTAGTCTTTTTTATTTTTTGAGCACGTTCTCCATGTATTTTTCTGGTCTTGTTGTTTTCAATTAATACGCAAACATATTTCTTTTTCTTGTTTTTACCTAGGACTACCTTTTCGGTTTCTGAAATAGGAATATCTGAATTAGGTATAGAGATAGGTGTATCTGTAGGTATAACTAGAGGTGTAGGTTCCTTTTCTTTATCCATAACCTTTATTTCAGGAACATGTGTTTGTGCACTCCATGTTTTAAAGGTGGGCTTGTTCCCATTCTTTAAAATGCCGTAAGGTTTGTCTTTTTGAACTTCACATGTCTCGGACAATGGAACAGATATCGGCAATGGTGAGGGTATTATCGGAGTATGGTCAAAGGATATCTCGTTCAGGATAGGCGGGTCTATCTTTACTTTTTGAGTCTTTCTTCTTTCGATAAGTTTGTTCAGTAACATTTCTCTCAAGTTGGTAGGCTGTATAACGAGTTGGTCGGGTAGTTTACGCTTACTCTTACGTTTCGTATGAAGAAATTCAGGTTTAATATTTACGGTTTTAGAAGCCATATAGAGAAAACACAAAAAAAGATAGGCACTTGAACCTATATCCTATCCTTTTAAAAATTGATTTAAACGGAATAGGACATATAGAATGAACATGTCGTCCTACTCCAAAACCGATTGCTGGAAGGTGATTGAGTCGTACTTTCGAGACAAGCACCTTCATCAACTCGTGAGACACCAGATTGAGTCGTATAATGATTTCATACAAGTACAGATGAAACGAACCATCGAGATGTTTAATCCTTTGGTCATTAAATCTCCGTATGATTACATTAAAGAATTCAAGAAATACCGACTGGTGACGGTCATTGAATTTGAGAATTTGTGTATCTATCGTCCAGAAATTCATGAGAACAACGGATCGACAAAGTTGATGTTTCCGCACAACGCGAGATTGAGGAACTTCACGTATACGTCTAATTTTACAATTGACCTAAACATCAAATACATTATTCGTAGAGGCGAACAACTAGAACAAGAGGAAATCAAGCATGTGAAATTGTCCAAAATTCAATTTGGAAAAATCCCCATCATGATCAAGTCTTCGATTTGTATTCTGAATCAATACGAAAACTTGCGTCCGGAACAGCTTGATGAATGCAAGATGGACCCTGGAGGGTATTTCATTATCAATGGGTCTGAAAAGACATGTATTGGTCAAGAAAAACCAGCCGACAATACCATTCTTTGTTACAAGCAAAAACCTGGGAATAAATGGCTTTGGACTTCGGAAGTTCGTTCGGTGCCGGATTGGAAATGTATTTCTCCCAAGCAGATTTACATGATGATTTCGTCGAGACTTCTATCCTGTGGAAATGAGATTTTGGTACAAATTCCTCGTCTCAAGCGACCCGTACCATTGTTCGTATTGTTTCGAGCGATTGGACTCAAAAGTGACAAGGAAATATGCAACATGATTTGTCTCGATGTGGAATGTCCAGAAAACCAGGAAATCCTTCATTATCTCAAAGCATCTATTCTACAAGCGTGCGAATATATCAAATATGAAGATTGTATTTTGTACATTACAAATTCGGTCATCTATACTCCTTTGAACATGGAAAAAGAGGAAGGCAACAAAAAGAAGATGGAGTTTGCGATGGATGTACTGACCAATGACCTGTTTCCAAACTGTCCTACCGAAAAAGAAAAACGGTATATGCTTGGATACATGACGAACACCCTTATCCGGTGTGCTCTTGGCTATCGAACCGCAGACGACCGTGACTGTTATGTAAATAAGCGTATTGAATTGACAGGAGCCCTTCTGAATAATCTCTTTCGTAATTACTTCAACAAGAGCGTCAAGGATATTCAGAAGAAGGTCATTCGAGAAATCAACACGGGTTCGTGGAAAACCACAGAAGATTACGCAAGCATCATTACGCTCACAAACATTTACAAGATTGTGAAACCTTCTACAATTGAGAACGGTCTGAAGCGGGCGCTTTCGACAGGAGACTTCGGTATTAAGCATTTGAATTCGAACAAGGTGGGTGTCGCACAAGTCCTGAATCGTCTAACCTATGCGTCTACCCTCAGTCACTTGAGACGCATTAACATGCCTATTGACAAGAGTGGTAAACTGATTGAGCCGCGTAAATTACACGGGTCATCGTGGGGGTTCTTGTGTCCAGCAGAGACACCAGAAGGTCAGTCGATTGGGGTTGTTAAAAATCTCAGTTACATGACGGTGATTTCGGGTTATTCGGACAGTCTACCCATTCACGAGTACTTGGAAGGAAAGATTGTATCTCTCAAAGAAATCAAGACACCGCAAGAAATGTATAAGCGCGTCAAGGTATTCGTGAACGGGAAATGGGTCGGTATCACAGACCACGCCATACAACTCTTTCAAGACCTAAAGAACATGAAGGCAAAAGGTATATTTCATATCTATACATCGATTGTGTTTAAGTTTGATACACAGGAAATTCGAATTACAAATGAGTCTGGTCGTTTGATGCGACCTCTGTATCGAGTCAAGGACAATGTCCTTCTCATTACTCCAGAAATGATTAAACAAATCGACCAAAAGGAGCTTGCGTGGGATGACCTGATTATGAGTATAAAGATACCCGATGCGGTCATTGAATACGTAGACCCCTTTGAACAATCTTGTAGCATGATTGCGACGTTTCCGTCTAAGATTACAGACCAATACCATTATACTCACTGTGAAATACATCCTAGTACCATCTTCGGAGTGATTGCGTCCTGTATTCCATTTCCCGAACACAATCAATCTCCTCGTAATACGTATCAGTCTGCGATGGGTAAACAAGCTATGGGAGTCTATGTTTCGAACGTGAACAGCCGTATGGACAAGACGGCTTATGTTCTGAATTATAGCATGAGACCCTTGGTCGAGACTCGTATCATGAACATGTTGAAGTTGAACAGACTTCCGTCTGGAAATCAAGTTATCGTGGCCATCATGACCCATACCGGATTCAATCAAGAGGATAGTATCTTGTTTAATCGCGGTTCTATTGAACGAGGACTATTTCATGCGACGATTTATCACACGGAAAAAGACGAAGACAAGAAGACGAATGGCGAAGAGGAAATTCACACCAAGCCCAATAAGATGAACACTCGTAACATGAAGTTTGGAAATTATGACAAGATTAACAAACAAGGCGTTATGGATGAGAACATGTTGGTAGAAGACAAAGACATTATCATCGCAAAGGTCGTAGTCATCAAAGAGCATAAAAATGACAATACAAAGCTTATCAAATATGAGGACCAGAGCAAGTCACATCGAACTGACGAGGAGTCGTACATCGATAAGAACTATATCGGTAGAAATGGAGACGGATACAACTTCTGTAAGGTACGCATTCGCACGCTGCGTCGACCTAATATCGGAGACAAGTTTTCGAGCCGCCACGGACAAAAGGGTACCATCGGTAATATTCTAGAAGAAGAAGACATTCCCTTTACCAAAGACGGACTTCGACCTGACCTCATCATTAATCCGCACGCGATTCCTTCGCGCATGACGATTGCTCAGATTAAGGAAACCCTACTGGGTAAGCTACTTCTGGAACTCGGTCTGTTTGGTGATGGTACTAGTTTTGGAGAGCTGAACATGAATACATTGTTTAAGGAACTGAACAAGTGTGGTTATGAGTCCAAAGGAAACGAAATCCTTTACGACGGAAAAACAGGCGGACAAATCGAAACATCCATCTTCATGGGACCTGTTTACTATCAACGACTGAAGCACATGGTGAACGACAAGCAACACAGCCGTTGTATCGGACCGATGGTCAACCTGACACGTCAACCAGCCGAGGGGCGAAGTCGTGACGGAGGTCTTCGTTTTGGAGAAATGGAACGCGACTGTATGATATCCCACGGAGCTTCTCGATTTACGAGAGAGAGAATGTACGATGTATCGGACAAGTACTCTGTACACGTATGTAAGAAATGCGGACTGATTGCTATCTTTAACGACAAGAAACATATTCACCTGTGTAAGAATTGCGACAATCGAACGGAGTTCTCCTATGTGGAAATCCCCTTTAGCTGTAAGCTATTATTTCAAGAGTTGATTTCGATGAATATTGTTCCACGGATTATGACCTAAAACATTATGATTCACCTAATATATCTAATATCTAATATTTATAACTTTTACGACTTTTTATTTTATATTACTTTATACTAATGAGCAATCTAGGTGGAGGAGTACAAGGGTCTAGACCAGGAGCTGGTTTCGCCAACTCAACTTTTTGTGCGGATGACGCCATGAAACGTAAAATTCTACGCAAGTCTTTTGGTAAAAGCAGTTTTACCCGGAGCGACCAAAAAGTCATTCGTTCGTTTGCCGGACCTTTCCGTGCCTCGATGAATCAAGGTGATTTTTTAAATCGCATTGGTCAATCCTGTGGAGGCAGCAATCAATCTCATTCAGACAGTATGAGCCAGAAGGATTGTGGAAAGATGACCCTAGGCGTATCCACGTCTGAAGTCCCTTTGTATTACGGGAACCGTGTCTACGTGTCGGACAGTTCTCTCTATACCCGTTTCAAGAACTTGGACAGCACATTGAAGACCTACAATGACTTGAGCTTTGGTGGAGATGCTCATAATGGCTCTTACAGTTTTTTACGTAAGGTTAGAGCTTAAAATATGTGTATAGAATAATGAAAAAGAAACGTACCAAGAAACGTATCCATGGAGGAGCCGCCATGGCGGCAAGATTCGGTACTACAATAGGGAGTGGGATGAAAGAAGGAGGTGCGATGGCTTTACAGAAAACGAAGAACTTGACAAGTTTCACATTAAAGAAAGGAAGAGAAGGAACAGGGGCAGCTATCGGAAAACTTAAAAATACTTATGCGGCAATTCCAGGTCGAATGAACATTGCGAAAAAAGTCAAAGGGATGGCGCTTAAAGCCCCGTCCGCTAGAAATGTATACAATGTGGTGAAAGATTTCAAACCCTCTTCTCTTACGGAAATGTTCACTAGCAAAGCGACAGGAAACGAAGAACCAGAATGTTCATATGTAGACATGTTAAAATATGGTGCGTTATCTATTCTAGCATCACCTCTTTATGTAGCGGCAGTCATCGCCAATTTACCTATGAATACCATCAATAACTTATCCGACAACCGATTGAAAACGGTTGAGATTGATGCCCTTAGTAAACAATTATACAAGTATTTATTTACCGGATACAAAAATGGCCAAGAGATTGATTATACCCAGTTTGTTTTGCCGGATGAAAATGATATCATTCAAGATAAAAAGGTTGTAGTTGGATGTAATACTTGTAAAAAGACTCAAAAAGAATTTAGGGCGGAACAGTTTGGTCAAACCGGCGGACGGTGCCGTAAAACAAATAGACGCCAAAGTGGGGGAAAGGTAGATTTAAATAAGATGATACAAAACTCGTTGGGTATATTAGGAGGTAAATCAAGACTATCCTTCAACCTAAAAGATACACTCGATTATGTGGAAAATATTCCCAAACTTAATTTTGAAAGAAGAGAGAACCTAGAACATAGTATAAAACGCATTACGGACATTAAGATGATGGTCCGGATGATAGTATTGATGAATACGCTCTTTGTACGAAATGGACAAGACTTATGTGATAACCCTATCAATCTCGACCCGAACACGAAGACTCTCTTGGATAGCGTTCATGTAACACGTATCATGAACCCATTTGCCTTGATGGAATCATATTCACAGAAAGAAAACAAGTTTAAAATCGATTACAAGGAGACAAGCCGTTGTATCATGAAACATCTCCTCTCCGATTCCTTTACTGGAGATGAATGTAGAAACAAATGTAAGACGTGTACCTTTCAAAACAACATTAAGACCTTGATGGGGAATTATGTGCGTCTATTGTCTAACGTGTTTCGTGGTTCGGAACGTGGAATGATAACCATCGTTCACTTGTTTTTTTCTATGCTAACTTCCTACAAATTAAAGTTTGGTCCAGAGAAACATGAACTGTATAAGACCTTGGCTGAGTCTTATGTGACCAAAGACAAGGATGAATTCTACAAAGAACTCTTCGAAATACGTTATGATGTTCCCATAGAGGAGTTCATAGAAGAAAACCGAGAAAATTATGAGACATTCAAAAAGATATTCTGTGACTATGGATTAAACAAAATGATACGAGAACACACACAAGATATTATCGAGAAGAACCTGACTGAAACCAATAAATTAAAACAAGGTTCTCTCCCTTATTACAAGACCAAGATACGTTCTTTTTTCAAGACTAATTTCTTTTTTATCGCAGAGTGATAGTTAAAGACGTCTGACCTGTATGACATACATCATACCAATCACAATCGTTGCCCACACAGCAATATAGAGTTTTTCTTCGGAAGGAAATGAAACAGGACTAGGTGTGTTTTCTTGTACTTTGTACATATAAACTATACCCCTATAATTATTTCGATACTAAACTAAATCTAATATAAATGACAGGTAGGGTCTAGTAAACGTTTATATTTGTTATAGTCGGTCATTTCAAGAATAGACTCATAATTCTTTTGAAGAGAATTGTTCTCATTTGAATAGCCAAGTTCACTTGAAATAAAAGGTACATATTTTTGTTTAATGACACACGGGTCTTCATCATCTTCAAATGGATTGGCGACATTGGTCAATGCTTCGCGTGGGTAATAAAAAGAGAGGAAGAAAAGAAACACTACAAAAATTAATAACATATATATATACATATGTTATTTACTTGGAAAGGTCAACAAAGACATGAACTATACCCCGTACGATATAATGCGTTTACAAGCCCAACCGTGAACCAATCACAATTTCAAGGAAATTATCCAAAAACCAACTTTACGACCAAAGAGACCGTAAGCTGTGGTGGACGAACTGAAGTTGTCACGAGCACCTCTATTCCGGTATGTAATCGTAGATATACACGACCCCTAAAGATTATACGTAAAAGACTGTTGTCTACTCCAGTACAACAAAGTGGGAATAAACCTACGATAGATGAAGCACAGAACCCCATCTATACCTCTTTGAATGTCGAATGTTTAACGAATACCCTACAAGTAGGTTTTGATACAAATTCAATATGTTATGGAGTCAAACGACCAGAATGTCAGGGTGGAACGAACCATATCCAGCGGAGTGCTTCTACTCTTATTGACAAACAGTATTGTACATCTAATCGTGAGTATCTACAGAGAAAAACAAAGACATATGACCAGAACATTAGCAAAGGCAAGTCTCTTGGTAATAATCTCTTTCAAAGTGGAAATGGCGTCGAACAAAATTGTATGACCTACAAACGGTCCAATCCTTCTTTCGGAACACAAGGAGGAGTTACGGCCGCCACCCGAACCAGTCAGATAAGGGACCGGGTTATACGTGCGAACTGTAACCCGATTTGTCTCCCTTCCCGGAAGGATGAGTTTAGACAGTGTGCTATAGTGAAACAAGACCGTGCATATCTACGCCCCATGACCTGTTAATAAGGATACATCGAAACAAGAGTATCATGAATAGGAAGGTTTTGTTTTTTACACCATTTCATACATTTCACTAGATAACGCTTCTTGTAGTATTCTTGATTTTCAGGTGTTTCGTCGGAAATGGAGAGAAGTATCTTTAAAATAGCAATATTTTGAGCTTGTCCGAGTATAGAGTTTATCTCTTTTAGTTTGGAGAGGAACCCGTTCGGAAGATACATGTCCAAGAATGAGTTTATCGGCTCCGTCTTTAGCCTTGGATAAAAATATATCATTTTCTCTATGATTGCCTCTAAATTATATACCTGTTTGAATCGCATACAAACAATGTACTTCTCAGAATTGGCTGGGCGACTCATGGTGGGCTTGATAAAAATGACCTCCTCGTATAAATACGTAAGCAAATAAATGATTTCTGTCATAGTAGACGTATAGGTGTCAAATACTTTCAGAACAAAGGACCCGCCTTTTTTCTGTAATACCATCGCAAAACAGACCTCGGCAAAAATAAGATTTAGAGCACTTTCTTCCTGTTGGTTGAAATCGTGACTAAAGTCAAATCCTCCATCTCCTGTGACAAAATCCATGGTATGCGCATGTTTCTCTTTCACATAGAGTAAGTTATCCAGATGCAATAGATTACCTGTACCATCTCCTTCTTCAATATGTATATTTTTGTTACTTTTCATTAGATTTCTTTGACATTTGTCCCATACAGGTACATCCTTGTCTTCTTCAATCAGTGTCATCCCATAATATACATCTTCTCTTTGTCTCCGATGATACAAGATTGCCTCGATAAATCCTCCTGGGCCTTCTGCTAGATGATAGCTGTTCATTGTATAAGGAAAATGAAACGTACAACATTGTAATATCTCGTGTAATTTAAAAAAGGCTCGAGAAATAGGTTTATACTGACATACGCATGGTGTGTGTGCGTCAAACGGCGTATTCACGCATTCATACGGATTTGTTATTTTTTTATATTTATCCCAGTAACGAAGGTTCGGTTCAATCTCCATTTTAATCTTGTGTGAGTATTCACGAAGCGATGGATTGGAATAGATTCGTTCCTTCTCTTTAAAGACAATATCCTCCTCTTGGATAAAGACCATCATGTCGTGGATAGGAAAAATATTCATTCTTTATGTTAAATGGTTGTCTATTTAATCGGTTTTATCTATGACATCTTTTAAAGGTCTACTTCGTAAGCTTAATAAGACGTTTCAGTTTTTTGGGTACACCAATCAAGACCTTTTCGGTTTCATGTACAAATCCTTGATAAACCAACTGAGAGTCGACTTTTCTTGTCTTCTGAAACACGAAATACTGATTGAAGAAGGAGATTTCTTTTTCCTTCTCAGACATTGTAGGAATATCCGTCATGTCACTATGTTTCAACATGTATTCATAGATAAGTTTAAAATTTCCTACTCCGGGCAAATCCAATCCAGGTAACTTGACTGCGGGTTCAAATCCATATTGTTTCATACACTCTACAAAATAGGGAAACTGAACAAGGTATTCTTCAAACTCTTTATTGATGGTTTCCTGGAATACTTGAACGGGTAACCCGATAGAAGCAGCAGTCTCCTTAAACTCGGTCGCATCGTATTTCTTTGTGATACTCCATATTTTCTTGGGGTCTTGTCCTTCCAAGTCTTGATATAAGGTAATGGGTTCGTCTTTTGGCTTATCTTTCAGAAAATTAAATATTTTGATACCGTCATAGCAAGTTCCTGTAAAATATCCTCCTACCTTGATGGTGTCCGCACAATTTTTCATGAAAGCATGAAACGTTTTCTCGTTCTTGAACATGTAATGTAGAGCAAACTGTATACTTCCAACATCAAACAAATCTTTTCCTAGTCCGTAGACTCTTTCTACATAAGCACCATAGAGTTTAGACTTGGGGTCCTCCGCCATCACTTGGCTGTATACCTTTCTCGTCAGGTCATCTGAGTCACTCATAAATTCTCCAGTGGAAATCAGCATCGAGGTGTCTGCTTGTAGAAAGAGAGCATCGAACATTGTTCGCTTGACCCGCTTATTTTGAATGTAACGTACACACACGCCATCCTTTTTGTTGTGGATGTTGTCCTTGGAAATGTCCAGACCCAATACAAAGGATGGTTGTTGGTTGGTCCATTTGGGGATGTCTCCGCCTTTTCCCACAGCATAGTCAATGAGCTTACAACCTTTAGACATAACCGTTTCTAGCAATATTTTCTTGACATGGCGGTTGTGGAAATAACGTAGACCTCGGGTATAGGACTCGTCTGTCGTTCGATTGTAATATACCGTTTCGTCTTCCAGGTTTTCAAACCGCATCTTCTTCAATGGGTCAGTCAGTAAATCTTGTGTAATGGGGTGATGAATACTATACCAGTTGCTATTCGCGACATGGTACGCATTTCCAAATTGGTTTTTATTTGTTCTGTAATCATACGTCTTGTCATAACGAACACGCAGTGGAACCCATCTAAACTTTTTGTCTTCCGTAAACATGTATTTAAACTCGACAATGGTTGATGTCTCAATCGGTTCGTTGTTTTCCGTGTACATATTGAGTTCTCCTGTACTGTCTTCTTTAAGAGGAAGATAGCAGAGATAGGCGGTTGGGTCATAAGGAGTTGTCGGAACAAACAATGCTTTTTGGTAAGCAGCACCGGTTGTTGGGGCACTAAACTCGCCTTTAAACAATAAGTTCTGAGGGTCAATCATTCCGTCTTTTTTGCTGTCGTAACCCACATGTAAGTTCAATCGTTTGTAAGGGACAACTTCCTTGTGTTCCAAAGATGTGAAATAAGATATTTCGTCAGAACCTTGTTTTTGATTGACTTCTACCAAGAAATCAATGGTATTGAACTCAGGTGGCTTCCATTTGAAACTATGTCCCCACGTATACTTGGTATTTTTGACAGTATCTTCTGGGTTCTCCATACCTACACCTAGTCCCATGGTGGTGAAAATGACACCGTCTGTTTCATACTCGTATTGACCAGACTTTATCGTTTGAAACAACTTGCTGATACATTCATGCATTGTCATGGACGGTCCTGGAATGAAGAAGGTTTTCATTTTTAGACGAAACTGTGAAACATCCGTTTCATGCATAATGCTCGTATTCAACTTGTTGATAAAGGAACGTAATCGACGGTATCTAGTTTTACTGACAGGTTCACCCTCGTTCCACTTGTAAAATGGTTCCTTTCGATAATCCTTGGACTTTACAAAATACAAATCAAATGCTGCGAAGACGTTAATCTTTTTCTGTTGATGTCCTGTATAAATGAATTCTCCATCCAGAATAGACCCCCATAATTCACTCTCTTTTGTATAAGCCCCTGTATATTGTACCTTCATGTTTGTGTCTATCATGTAAATCCGTCCGTTCTTATTGATACACAGCAATTTACGTTCGCCGTCTGCCTTTTCTGTCACACAAAAGTCATTGAAAATACAAGGAGCTTTGTTCTCTTCCTGTATCAAGTGAATGTTTTGCAACGTGTAACTCGATGGACCAATAAACATCCGATTTGTAACAACACTTGGAGGCTTTTCTGTAGGATTGACACATATAAAGTATTCTCGCAAGACATCCTGTTGTTCTTTCATTGGGATGGGATAATTTGTATTCTGGATACCGCTAGCGATATAACGTATTGCCTTTTGTAAATCTCCAAAGACTGTCTTGACATTCTTCGCGATGTAAGGGAGTTCAGTGAGTTCGATTTCGATTTCATAGGTTTCTGCCTGTTGAAACAATTGACTAGAAGAGAATTTCTTCTCTCTCGCCAATTGGTCACTTTTCTGTCCATTCATCGCTGACTTTACAATACTTAAATCAACCACGAGACCTTTCATGTTGGGATGGGCCAACGTTAATCGATTCATGTAGCGAAAGGATTTGTCCAATTGGTTCCAGCTCTGTAAAAGGTCAATCACTTTGGGGTCTTCTGACGGTAATACAGTCTCCTTTGCTATCGCAAATCGAAAACCGTAATCCTTGTTCTCATAATAGTTCGGGTATTCTTTCGGTCTATCTTTCAAAACGAATACAGCTTGGTCTGGAAGAGCATTGGACGTACAAAAGTCTCTTATCACACCAATATCTTTTAGTTCGCAACGTATCTTTTCGTTTGTGTAACAAATAATTTTCAATTGATAACTTTCACTTGTTTTCACAAACCCATACGACAACAGTCTAGAATAAACCCGTTCAAATGTAGCCTTGTCTCTCTTTCCAAAACGTATCTCTCCTTCGAGTTCAACACGTGGATTTCGCAAGTCATAAGGTTCCATTGGCCGAGAACTTGTTTTGTCGAATTTTGCCTCCAGTAATTCTTGATATACCTTCATCGCGGATGAAAGATTTTGTGTCATTCTATATATTAAAAGGATTTAATTAAATCATTCAATTTTATATATTCTGTTTAAATAATCCTTTATATGTTGATACAAAGTTGCCTTTTTTCTCTCCACATTTAGACCTAACAAGAGAGACATATCTATCAAATCATTTAATTTGTAGTAATGTATGGAGTGAAGAGGCTTTTCGAGGTTCACGTGAAGAAGTTGTGAGGTATCTTCTTCCGGTATCGTTTCGTATTTCTGGTTCATGAACCATGTAGGCTGGTCCGAGTATAAAAAGTCGAGACAAGTTTTTTCCAATATTAATACTAAGCTCACCTTGTAGTATACACACAACTGATTCAGGGTAACAAAGTTTATCTTTGGTTCATATACAAGATTGTTTAAGATTTCTTCTTTATGCTTGAATTTCAAGTCACCCATTGCTTCTGCGATACGCGTCTTTTCTTGTAGTTCTTGGAAGGTATGAAATCCTAAGTTTTTCAAGTTGTTTTCTTGTAGTCTCATGAAAAAAATATAAAACAATGCGTCCTGATACGATGGACGCTTTGATTTTTTAGGAGGACGTACAATTACATCAAACGAAGATTTCATACAAAACGGTAAAATATCTTTTGCGTTCATTCTATCTTCTCTATCTATTTGTTTAAATCATTCGAAGTTGTCCTTCGTATTGCCCTTAAATAATTAATGAATGTTTTAACTTATCCACCTCATCTTCCATTACCTTAATTTCAACCTCTTTAAGAAGTACGTACTCGATATAGTTGTCCATTTTCTTAAGCGTTTCTTGAGACAAATCATCCATGTAAATAAAGGAACCATTGTTGTTTTCGCTAATCTTTGAAGGTTCTGCCTCATATACAATCTTCAATAGTTGGATTTGTTCCTCTTTATTAAATGTCTGAATGACGCGCTGCATCTTTGAGACGTCATACGTTTGGTCCATTTAATCAAAAAGAAAGGAATGTTTAAACTATATTCATGTATAATTATCTTTATTCTTCATTTTTTTGAATAATCTCTCCCATCGCATGAATACATGGGTCGTTCAACTCGAACCGTATACCGATTAAGGATACATTAATCCATTGTTGTGTTGTAAAACGGTCGAAATCAATTTCTTGATTATGTTCTCTTGTAACAAACACAGTCAATGGATTGTTCTCTTGCTTCAGTAAAGCACGTAGTCCAACTTTGGTAATTTGTTGAATTTTACACGAAATATTCATATCTTGCTCAGGACAACATACAACCGCATCATAAAAGACATGATAAATGATGTAATCTTCTTTGAGTAGACCCGTTTTGTAGTGATTAAGACGAACCGTGTCTTTGTAGACATATCCTTCTTTACGGCATTTTCCTTCCAAGTAAGCCTTGCCGTAATTTTCAAAATACTTTTCGATATTGTGTGTACCTGTCATGCATTTCCAATATTGAATGCAAATAGTTTCTTCCAAAACAATTTCCTTTTCCATCTTAGGGTATACACAAGATACATCTATATTCAATTTTTTGGATAAGTTATTTATACTTATTTCTTCTTTTTGATAGAAGGTGCTTCTATATGGATGTAGTATTCCATCTTGGACAAAAAACTGCGTGGACTGCGTGTCTCATCCAAGAAACGGAGATAGACCTCGGCCAAAATCGACAAGACAAATACGTTCAGTGATTTCGTATTCTCTATGGTATAAAAGTTCATCTTGTGTAAAATATGGTCATTCAATAAAGTCAATAAATCGGTTTTCTTGTTGTTCAATACATATTTACCCGTTGTTATGCGAACTTGTTTTTGTTTAGTCTTAAAATGATAATGTTTGTCGTTAAAGAAACCCATAAATCCGATGAGGTCCGAAACGACCACTGGTTCAGGTGGATACGCTTCTACTGCCTCCTTTTCTGTATGAGTCGCACGAGTCCATATCTCTTTTTCCACGCCGATCCGCTCGTGGCGTAATACGTATAACGCCCCTTTCGAATGTATACCATCCCTGTCGAGTAGCTGTATATAAGTAATGTCATCACGTGTCAGCACAAGCGGTTTGTAATACTGAATAAGTTTTTGTTCGAACTCGCTATGTTCTGTCTTTGAAAAAAGATAATTCAGTAAGTCCAATTCTTCTTTGAGATTAGACTGTTCGCATAAATGCGTCACCAAATAACGTTCGAGTTCAGCTTTTCCAATCTCTCGGAATTGTTTCTGGATATATTGTGTAGCCTCGTAATACATGCTATACCAGTCCATTTCTACCTGGTCACTTGGAGGCAATGTAGCCTTGTCATAATAACCGCGCATAATCTCGACAATTGGATGACTTTCCTGTTCCTTGACATCTACAGAGTCCAAGGTAAAGGATAATGGTTTCATAGGAATAGGATGTTCACGTTGATACATGGGTATTTGTGGGTCCTGTAATTCCTCTGGTTGAAAAAGAATCAGTTTACCTACCATCACCAAGGTGCCCGTTTTATCAAATTTGTCACTCACAATACTTTCCTGTTCAATCATATCTTGAAGTGTACGAATTATATTGAGCTTTGTTACTGTAGTGCTATGTAATTTATGGATGATTTCATTTAAAGTATATACGTGTCTTAGTTGGTAGAGTTGTTTTATTTTATCCGATACCTTGGCTTGTTTTGTATGAGCATAAGAAAAAGTAGATGTATCTTCTTTATCTCCTGGTTTGATTTCATTCATACAAGCATAGTTACAGTTCTCCATGTAATCACAGAAATTACTAAAAGGTTCATCTTTCGGAACATAGTCCATGGTTGAACCATTGCTTAGGATAATCGCGACCTTTTCTTCTATCTGTGAAAAGTTTTGTTGTTCCTGGTGTAAGATACAGTCCACTGAAGCCCGTTTCAATAAACGTGTTACCTTTCCAATCTTGATGGATTTCTTTTCCGCGATACGGTAAATCATATGATCTAAGGATTCCACTTTCGGGTCACTTAAATAGGCGGTATGTAAAAAGAGTTGTACATTTCTTTCTTCTAGAGGTAATTCTTTATGACTGCAGTTACGCCTAGCCCTTCCAATGATTTGTTCGATACGGTTTAGGTTGTACCATGGTTCTAGAATGTGAACTTGTCTCAGATTCTTCAAGTCAATCCCTTCGGTACCTGCCTGAGAAATCAAAACGACCTTCACCCTTTCTCCGTGAACATTGTTCTGGGTCAATGCACTAATCTCTTCGTTTACATTTGGACTTAGTAATTTATCTCCAGAGATGACCGCATATTTTGCTGTTTTAAACGGGCCTTTATAGTCTGCTCTTTTTTCCATATTAAATACGTTTACGTCTGGCTTTTTATCCTTGAATAGGGACATTTTCTTTTCACCATAACGCTTAAATCCGTATTCTTCGAGTGCAAGAGCAAATGGAATAATACCACCGGCAATATACTGGGAATAGACCAATACCGTTCCTTCTGAATGAATAATGTGGTCTAGAATAGTCTTCATCTTTGCGCTATATTCACCCAACCTGTCATATTCAAACATTCCTCGTAGCGGAGTCTCTTTGTATTCGAAGTCGGTTTTGGTGGTTTTGTATTGCATCGCATGAGATAACCCCTCTTCTCCAGTCAAAAATACTTTATCTACCGGATAGCTGATAATGAGTGTTTGTATAGGTTTTAACAATTCATTGTAGCCAAGAGAATCCAACAAATCAAAGTCTTCCATCGAATCGTTCAACTTTCCTACGACGGCGTTGTAAGCTTCTTCTTGACCAGTAGATAGCGTCACCCCATACAAGTCAATGTATTTGAGAGGAACTGAAATATCCTTTTCATTAAATTGAACGGTTGGGTTAGGTAACAAAAAAGAAGAATGCTTGTCTGCGTACATTTTAGGTGTAATCAAATAAGGAAATGTATATGGATTTTCTCCTCGAACATAAGAGACATACCCATTCACACTTTCCAAGAGACGCTTCTCGCCATCTGGTTTCAATTCGCCTTCTTTGGTAAAGAGTTCCGACACTCGTAAGATGGGTCGATTGTCATTTAATCGAAACAGATTGAGCAAAAATATAATTTCTCTTGCGTCGTTATACATTGGGGTTCCTGTCATAAAAATGAATTTCATACCTTTTACATTCTTTACCAGTTCTAGTAGCATTCCCGCCACACGTTTTCCAATACTGTCGCTTGGCTGGTCTGTAATACGAATGTTGTGTATTTCGTCAATGACAATGACCCGAGACTCAAATGTATGTTTCATCTTTTTATAGTCGCGACTTTGTCGACACTTTTCAATAAAATTTGCGAAACTAACATACCCAATAAACGAATAATTGTCTCGGATGATTTTCTTAATGATAGAGGTGAGGTCCTCTTTCGACAAGGAGTGGATTTGGTAAGCGTTGAGGTCATTTAAAAGAGAATTCCCCACGCATCCATTCAATACCCATAGTCCTTTTTTCTTCTCAAGTTTCATTGGGTCAAACAATTGAAGCTTGAAGTTTTCTTGTACGTTAGGTGAAGCTACAATTATTATTTTTTTAAAGTTCGCCATGTATTTCGAATAGGTTCTAAGTGTTTCAGTCATGGAACTTGCTGAGCACGTCTTTCCGCTTCCTAGACCATGATACAAGAGTAAACTATTGTAAGGCGTATCATACGACATGAACCGCTTGACGAATTCTTGATGCGGAGACAACTCGAAAGAATTCCCGGCCATACACATTGACTTAGTTTTCGTCGCAATCTCTTCTATTTTTCCCTCATACTTATAGGCAAACTCCTTTTTTAAAGCAAGTCTACCCTGAAGCCCAGGGTTAGACACGCTCGGATAAGTCCCGGTTCCTGTCATTATAATGATTTCATATTAAAAAATAATACTTTCTTCCAACAAAGTGTGTATATATCTTATAATATCCAATTTCTCGGTGTTATAGGGTCGAATATGCTCTCTAGCCGTCTGATAATTCATCCATTTTAAATTGCCTACCTCACTCTTCTGATAATTCTTATCGTCTAATGAAATAAAATAAGGTATTTTTGCTAAAAAGTATCTATGTTTATAGGATTTCATGTTAGACCCCGTAAAGATTTCTTCAAACCCTGATACATTTTCCATGAGTTTAATATGGTTCTTGTCATAACCTGTCTCTTCTTCGAACTCTCTAAGCGCACATTCCATGTCCTTTTCTTTGAAATTTCGTCTGCCTTTCGGGAATCCCCATTCAGGATCGGTCCAAGGTGAGGGATTCTCAAACAAGTCACGGTGATTTTTCTTGATAAAGTCAAACTTGTCTCGGTTCACAGTATCGTATTCTTCCTCACTTTTGTTCCACAGCTTCGCCCACAATTCAGGATAACTCTTGGTAAGAATAAGATTCTTTTCCTTGTCTGTCATTTCCATGAGAATGTTCTTTAACTGGAACATGTTTTTCTCAGAATATTTACCTCTTAAAAAATCTACATACCCAAGTGTATCCTTTCGCTGGATAAGTAAGTATTCAATTTCTCCCTTTAAATTTATACGAAAACATACAATCCCTAGACTGGTAATAGGTCTTTTACAGTTAAAAAAAAGGTGACCGTTGCCGCCGCAATTATTACATTTTGGTTTTTGATACATCTAGTAAAAGGAAGAAGGTTTTATTTATATATTTTATATTTTATACAATGAATGAGGTTCTTTTTGATTATCTTAAAAAATGTATCTCTTATTATGAACCGAACAAGGTTAACCAGAAAAAAATAAAGGAACTATTCTCCTGTATACCGTACTTTGTCTCAGGTGAAGACCAAGACATTTTATATCCCCTCCTTAATCAACACCCCATTCATTGTTACTACGATAGTGAAAAGGGATTACAAGATTATGTCTATAAGATTTATCGATTGTATCATATTGAAATAAACAAACCCTATATGGACCAGGTCGCCTTTTATAGCACCGAAAGACAAAGACATGAAAGAAATCATCGTATCTACTATGCGATAGTAGTTTGTCTCGTCATTTATTATCTCTATTGTTTACAATGAATGTCAAATTCATGATTGTCCTCTTGACGGGTGGACTATTGTACAATACCTATCATGATAATTTCATTGTAAACAGTCTAAAGACCCATTTAAAATATTATAAAATGGCTGGTATACTTATCTTTGGAATAGGATTTTACCTTTTGATAAATCGTAATCCTAGCGAAAGTATCTCATTCATGAATGCCTTTAGACAATATATCCAAGTCATGCCTATGGACCGCCAAGCCAAGGACTTGATACAACCCTTTATTCAAAAGGACCCTGCTGAACGGATACGGACCTCGGGTAAACAATCCACTAGCCGTAGCGTGAGTGAGACAAAAAAGAAGTATGTAGCTTCTCAACAGGGGTGGAAATGTAAAAAATGTCAACAACCCTTGACAGCATGGTTTGAAGTGGACCATGAGACACGTCTTGAACATGGGGGATCGAATGGAGTTGAAAATCTTGCGGCATTGTGTAGGAATTGTCACGGAGAAAAGACAGCCATGGAGAATATTTAATATTCAAATACTATAATATAAAATGGACGGAAACAGTACATATACGAACCGTTCCAATTCAAAAATATTGTTTCTTGTGATACTATTCATATTCATTGTATTGTGGGTATTTGTTTTTATGGTAAACCCTTATCATATCTTGGACCGTTTCAGATTATCCGTATTATTTTTTTTCTTTGTACTCTGTTTTGGTACCTTTTATTTTATCGAGTCTCATTTTAAAGAGGACACGTCAGAAAGCTTTCCCGAGTCTCTCAGTTATTTCATGTACCATTTCTTACGAGTAGGTAAATTCATTCTTTTCGCAATCCTCTTGACATGGGCATTTTTATTACTCTATGAACAATTTGTCAAAACGACTGCTTATCTGTTAGGTCAATCCTTTCTACTGACCATGGGGTTTTTCGTGATATTGCTCGCCGTGTTGTATCGGGGGGATATGGCTCCATTGAATAGCCCTATTCTACGTATCATCATTGACTTTATCATGTATATTCCTTGTTTACTTCGAGACTTGGTGGATTATATGAAAAAGGATTACGCGGATACTCCATCCACTACGTTCATTCTCTTAGTCGTATTAATTTGTTATGTCATCCTTTTTTTCATATTCCCAGAGATACAAAAAGAATGGTCCAAAAGAGATGGTATTACTATCATAGACCGTCCTGTATCTTTACAAGAAGCGTCTGTTTCCATGAACCGTAATGACTTATACGAGAAAATTTTGTACAGTAAACCATTCTATGAGAGATGGACGAGAAAAATGGTTCTCTATTTAGAGGAGAATGAATTGAAAACCAAAAAATTAGAGGTTTCGAAAGCAGAGATAAAAGAAGGATTTACCACACTCGAGACTCAAGATAGTCAAACATTCTATGGATGGTATTCTGCCTTGGACAGCTACAAGAAACTCATCTTTCAAGATATGAGCGAAGACATCAATCCAGCATTGAATGAGAAAATAGAGCAGTGGGATAAATACAAGGAAAAATATAAGAAAAAACTACAAGATGATATTCGTAATAATCCTCAGCTGTTGGGAGTCGTGAATGCGTTACAAATTATGTACTCTACAATTCGTGCAAGCGGAGACACGATACTGACTATACCCTATGTTTTACTCGGAAAGCCATCTGTTTTGGATGGGAATATGTATCATTATTCATGTTCCTTTTGGGTATACCTAAACACCCTGGAATTTTGTGCGGAAAAGCAATTAATTGTAAGCTTTGGTACAAAACCTTCCCTTTATTACACGCCCTCTACCAAAGAGCTGACTGTAGAAATCAATGAAGGCGAATCCACGAACAAGAGACAACTGTATAAAACAAACAAGGTGTTGTATCAGAGATGGAATCATATTGTTTTTAATTATCAATATGGAGTGCTGGACCTCTTTATTAACAATAATTTAATAGGGTCTTACAATGCCCTTACTCAAATGTACTCGGATGAACTCTTTCGAGTAGGGTCAACCCAAAACAAAAACATTGGAGGTATATGTAACATGAAATATTACGAGTATCCTTTGACAGCAGATAAAATACAGAAGATATATCAAAAGTTTCATAATAAAACACCACCTGTATGAAAATATATATCCTTTTAGTATACAATGGAAATATCCTCTTTTACCTCCATACTATTGGTGATTATCTTTATCATTGCCCTATATTTTGTACTTACGAATCAAGTGACCGGAACCACAAAAATAATCTTGGTGGTCTTCATCTTGGTCCTAGGTTTATTGCTGGCGTCTTCTTTATCCATGTTTAAAACCTACAACCCAATTATCGACTCTCCAAAGCCAGCTAATGCAGAATTTGTTTATACCGGCTTACCTGTTCCTACTGCTAGCTTCAGTATAAGTACATGGATTTATATCAACGACTGGAATACTGAGTTTGGCGCGGAGAAGAACATTTTATCCTTAGATCGTCCTGGTTCAAAACCAACACAACTTCTCTTGGATAAAAACGATAATAATCTTCTGATACGATACAGCACCTATGATGGACAGGTTGGTTCAACGCAAATGTTGGACCAAATCATTACTATTCAAAATATTCCTATACAAAAGTGGGTAAACATCGTGGTGTGTTTTGATACAAACTCTACCGATACGTACATCAATGGGAAGCTCATCGATACGCAGTTGAATGCGTCACCCTTGTTTACACCCAAGACGGCAGATAAGCTCTATTTGTGTCAGCGAAACCAGGGTTTTGCTGGAAGTATTTCAAACACTCGTTACTATGGTCGGTTTTTGTCTCCACAGGAGGTTTGGGATATTTACAGAGCAGGATTTAGCGATAATCTATTCGGAAATTTGCTGAACCGCTACAAGGCGAACTTTACCTTCTATCAAGACTCGGAGGAAGTGGCTAAATTTATTTTATTTTAATATCCCTTTTCTATAATGAACCAATCCAGGGGTCCTTCTACGATTAGCGGGAATTTCAAGAAGATGGCGGAGAAAACCTCTGACATGGCTTCTGCCTTGAAAGAAAAAGTAAAAGAAAAGGCATCTAACTTTAAAGAAGATGTTCAAAAACGTGCGGAAAATGTGAAAGAAAAGGTTCAATC